ACTAAGTCTTTATTTGTAAATCGCGGGATACCGAGAGAGTCTGTTTTCATAAGCATACATGTATTTTAACTGATATTAATCAAATTGTCAAGTGAATTATCGTCATCTTGACTATTAATTTTTGGTTTGGCTCTACGGCCTTCCATCTCTGCTTTATACATATCAAGGATGGCTGTGATTTGTTCTTTTACTTGTGGATTCTGAGTCATCCAGAATTTTTTATTTAATGTAAGAATTTTGTCTTCTATTTCGTTGTCAGACAATAAGTCAAAACTTTGTACTAATGGATTAAAGGACGGTATCGAACTCACCTAAATATTCTCCGTAGACTGTTTGCCCGCCGTCGATAGTCCAAAATCTGTAGATGTATGGATGTATATTATCGTCGATTGTTGCTGGATGTGCAAAGCCTGTTGCTACTTTAATACTACCACTGTTTTCTGTATCAAAAGTTACTGTGTCTGCTTGACTGCGTCCACGTAATTCAATTAACACTTCTGCGTACTTACCACTTGTTGGCCAATCAGCAAGTTGTAATGTAATGCCTGTACTGTTAATTGTGTAAGAATGATATGTTGCTATTTCGTAACTAACTGGTCTAACACCTGCTGAACTTAGCACACCACCGCTATAAAACTTTTGTGAACCTTGTGTAATTACTACATTGTTAATAGTATTACCTTGCATGTTAGTAATTGCATCGTTATTCTTAACTGTGTTTGTATCTAATGCTGTTAAGTCTGCATGTGCATTAGTTAATTCGTCTTTGACTTTAGTAAAATTATCTCTAAAACCTTGCGAATCGTTATCTTGTCCTGCTCGAGGATAATCTGCATCAATTGATGCAATATTCGAACTACTTGTATTAATGGCCATATCTTATTCTCCTACACATATTTATCAGTGTTATGCATTATAGTTATATTTTCCGAACAGTATATATTGATCATTTGAGTTACCTACAACGCTATCTATAATATATCTGTCAATTTCAATGTCTAAATCCTTAAAATCGTATGTTCTATTTCGTAAATTTATCATTATTTCGTTACTTTTTCCAGGCTTACAGTAACATAACGGAATTGCTAAAATAAAGCCTGTTTCTTGTTCTCCAGCAACTTGTGGTGTACGCATCCATAAAGGTAAAAAGTCATACTCAGTACGCCCTAGTGTCTTTATACTGTCTTGCATATTTGTAATATTGCTTATATATTTTTTACCCTGTCCGCCACTTGCTAATACAGCATCGCTATCTGTTTTTACAACATTATCTTCACCAAATACAAACGGGTCTGTATCTGTGTTTTCTGTAGCAGTTAGTGTTTCATTTGTTGCTACTGTGTTTACTGTATCACCTAAATCTAATTGTGTATCGTCAGTCATAAATTTGTACTGTTCAGTATTTCTATTAACACTAGATCCATCAAGTAATGTTGGAGTTCCTTGACTATGGTTACTACGCTGTGCCAAGTCTGCTTTTAATTGCATTGAACCTTGTTGTACAAATGACTTTTTTGTTTCACCTGTTTTGGCTTTTGCAGGATCAATAAGTTCTACATATATAACTTCGTATACAACATTTTGTGTACCTGGAGTTTTGGCTACCGCACTTTTTAAAGAACCAACATTAAATCTACGCTTTCGATGCCATTTTTGACTTGCTATTGCAAACTGATCAATTGTTGCAGTTTCAATACCTGCGTATGCTAATATTTTGACATCACGTTGAATTCCAAAGTTTGGATCATTTGGTCTATAAATACTTGTCGGCGGAAAGTTTGCAGGGTTACTAATAAACTCCTGATATGCTAATCGTTTATTTTCTTTTAGGAAAGGCTTCATAAACAAGTTACTATACTGTCTATCATCATCGTCTATTACATTAATAGTAAATTGCTTAGTTGTTGCACTAAATCCAAATCTATCTTTTGCTTCGACTGTAAACGTATATGTTCTATCAATACTTGTAGTATCGTTATCAAATGTCATGTTGTCGTTATCAAAAAATGTTAATCCATCTTTTTCACTATCACCAAATTGTACGACAGTACCTGTAATTTCACCATTGTACTGTAGTGTAAGTCCTGGTGGCAAACGTCCGCTACTTAGCGTATAATATAAAGGAGCATCAGGTACTGTTGTAGTGCCTTGTACTTTAAAAACACTAATTTGATTAGCCGGTATTGATCCTAGGTTTTTATTACTTGTCCAAGCAATAGTACTATCTACTTGACCTAACAACGTTACTGTAAAAGTTTTATCTTTAAAAGTTGCTACATCTATAACATTATTATCAACAATAACTAATTCTGCTCTAACTGTAAATTTATATTCTTTTGTTATAATTGGTTGGTATGCAACTCTGCCTGCTATTTCACCAGTATTAACATCTATAGACATTCCATCTGGAATTACACTGTTTGTACCATCATCATTAAGTGGCATTAATTTATATCTTACTGCACCTTGTTGGTTTTCGTTTTTTAGAACTTCTAAGAATAATGTAATATAGTTGTTTGCTCGACGAAATCCAAAATCTTTCGGAGTAATCCAAACCGGAGTTCTAATATATGTGTTATCTGCTGTAAACACACCTGTTGCAACTTGTACAACAACATTGTCTGCACGTAAGAAATCTTCACCAACTACGTAGATAATAAAGTTTCTTTTTACAACATCAATGCCGTCACTTACACTAACTTTAAATTCGTAGTATCTGTTTAGTTTTTTTGGAGGATTATAAACATAATTAGATAAAAGTTGTCCTTGAAAAAACAATGTACTTTTATTACTAAAATCATGCAAGTACATATCGTAGTTACCAGTATCATACTCACCGACTTTAGATTTTTTATCTAATGCAAGTAATGGTTCAACTACTCCTGATATTTTACCTGTTCTTGACATATTGATGCCTGGAGGTAATATCCCGTCACCTTTATCTATCCAAAATTCTAAACTTTTGCCTTCTGGTAAATCAACATCAGTTGCTACTAGTTGGAAATCAATAATTTCATTGTCTAATATAAAGTATCGATTGTTTAAAGGACTATTACCAATTGGAAGTCTACCTTCTTTAGTTTTCCAAACTGGTTCATCAGCACCATTTACTACTATCTTATAAGTTCTATCTTCAACATCATTATTTAATGTAGAACGTAATACAAATCTAAATGTTGTAGTTCTTTCAACTTGAAGTGGTGTTCCGATAATATTATTTTGATATATTCTTAATCCTGGAGGTAAATCACCTGCAATAATTTTTAAACTGTCTGGACTGGCTACAAGAGGTAATCCTAAAGAAATAGTTTCTTCTTCGTTAGTTGTAACGAGTACGGTACCCGATGATTGTGTCCAATTTGACATAGTTTAAAGTGTCCCCATATCACTGCTGTATAACCCAGAAGATGTTATAGTACCATAATCAACATCAAACGCAAGTTGCATGTACTCTGCATGACTTGTAATATTTGGAACAATATCGCCAAATTCTAATTGAGTACTAAAAACTTCACTACCTTGACTTGATGTGTCTGTAATAGTTAATGTATTACCAACTAAATTAGTTGTAATACCTGCGCCACCTATAATACGTAATGTTTCACCATCGTCTACATTCATACTACCACCGTCAGTAACTACTAACATGCCCTGTAGATCTGTGCTAATTTGTATGTCGTTCCCTGCAACTGCGGCAACAGTCATTCCTGTACCTGCTGTAAGATTTTTAAATGTTAATTGATCGCCAACTTTGCCTGCAAATACAGCAACGCCTGTTCCTATACCAGCACCTGTTGTTGCTTCTGGTTGACGTAAATCTAGTTCATCAAAGTTTTCGTTTACTTTACGAAACGCTTCTCTTAGATCATCACCTGTGCCATCGTTAGCAATATTACCAATGTTTATATTTTGTATTGTCATAATCTTTTCCTTATACTGTATTTATTATTAACTACCATAGAAGATACGTATTGCACCTTGTGTACCATTGCTACCATTCTGACCTAAGAACCAGTAATATGTATATGAATAACTGCCTGAAATTATAGTTTGGGCTCTAATTCTTCCGCCAGCGCCGCCTCCGCCACCACCGCCATATGGACTACCTGTTGCTGTACCACCGTTGCCTCCGGATCCTGCTAGTAGGTAATTATAAGGACCTGTTCCTAGAGCAGGTGCGTCAGAACCTTGACTTCCTGTATTTGTGCCTCCATATAAATGGCTACCACCACCGTTGCCTCCGTTAGCCTTTTTATGATAATTATATCCTCCAGTACTTCTGTGAAACTCTCCATTGCCCATGCCGCCATTGCCTGCGTTTGATGTACCGCCACCACCGCCTGCTTTTACTAAGTATAAACTGCCTCGATTTTCGGCATCGCGTCCAGCCTTGCCTGCATTTGCGGCTATACTTGTAGTATTGTCATTAGCCCATGTTGATTGCGATACTAATCCTCCTGCTCCACCAGTATTGCTTAATCCACTTCCCTTGCCACCAAAGGCCGATAAAATAGCAGGACCGCTTGTACCAGAATAGTTAGGATCACCACTATACCATATAATAGTATCTCCTCCATTGGTAGCGGCTGTTTCGTGGCTTGATTGTGGATAGTAACTCTGTGGACTGTTTAAGGTTTCAAAAGGTGAGTTTGTACTCATAGTACCACCACCGCCTGCTTTTCCTATAGTAAAACTAAAAATTTCTCCCGGCGTAACTGCTAAGTCAATAACAGAAATGTAACTACCACCTCCGCCACCGCCTCCGGATCCATATGAATAACGTCCTGGTGCTCCACCTCCGCCACCGCCTATTGCTTGTATAGATACAGATGTTATTCCTGTAGGAACAGTCCATGTTTGTGGACTATCACCGCTTTGTGTAACTGAACTAAAAACTGCTTCGCCGGATGTTGATTGACTAGTATCGTTTATAGTTATATCAGTTGAAATAGCAGTGCCGTCTAATGTAAGCGTAAGTGTTTCTGTTGCCATTTTAAAATTCCTTAATCTGTTAAATTATCTTCAGTAACATTAATAGTAATAGTTGCACTATTGTTAAGAATTGTAAATGTCCCAGTTAAACTTACTCCGCCAATATCTGCACTTGATACACCAGTAATAGTGTATGCTACATTGGCACCATTTGCTACATTTGTTGTGTCTAGAGTAATTGTGAAACTTCCACCTTCATCTACTGTTGACTGACTTGAGGATAATGAATATGTTGGTAAAGATATTTCTGGTTCTACTTGTAGACTTGTATCTAGTACCATTTTATATTCTACAAATCCTGATACTGATGTGCTTGTAGTACCGTTTACTAATCCGCCTGCTGTTGCTAACGTATCATCTACTGTTCCGCCTGTAGTATGAACTGAAATTGGAGAATTTGAATCTATACTAACACTGCCATGTATTTCATATGTCCAATCCTCAACAGTTAATGTACCCGTACCATCTGCTTGATTTATTGGAACACTAGCAATTACTCCGCCAACTCTACCTAAACTTGTTTGTGTACTAGATATTCCGTAACCACTTACCCATAATCTATTATTTGGATTTAATGTATTATCTAAACTACATTTATAAAGTCCTACGTTTAAATTAGAACTAGCATTTGTATGTAAATTTCTAAACTTAGCATTACCAAGGTCTTCACTGAATGATATAACCATACCGCGTTTGTTAGTATTAGTACTATCTAAGTTTTGTTCACCAACTGCAAAAATTTTATTATTTCTTGTATCAAACTCAACATCTCTTAATTTTGGTTTTGTTACTCTATAGTCTTGTGTAATACTTTGTTCACCGATGTCATTTAATACCCAATCAGTTGTAATGTCACCAGTAAGTGCGTTTAGTTTAAGAATGTGTGATTGTTCATAACCAGAATCTGGAGTATCTACATAACCAAGACCAACTATTGGATTGTCGTTTTGATCAATTGTAATACCTGCTGGTTCAAACCCTGTACCTGTTGCGGCCACTACATAAAAGAACTTAGCATATTGTAATGTTAAAGAACTATTAAATTTACGAACAAATACTGTTTTTTCAGTACCATCACTTTTTAATTCAGATCCTGTAACATATATGTTACCTGTACTGTCTACAGCAACATCGTGTGCAACACTTAATTTATCACTCGGAGATACTTTTCTAACAGTCAATACGTCACCGTTTGTTATATCTACTTTCATCATCCACATGCCACTATTCAAGTTTTGCAAATAGTTTGCACCTACTACAACAATATTACCATCACTTGTAAATGCCATTTCCTTAATACCTAAAGCATTACCGTCACTGTCCTGATAACTGCGTTGCCATAACACTGTTCCTGATGCATCTAATTTTGTAATATAAGCATCACTAGGATAATCAACACTTGGTACATTAGTTTCCCAGTTCCATGATCCACTGTACCCTGTATAAATGTTTTCACTGCTGTCAACAATCGCACTTGTTAAGATATAGTTTTGTGTAAATGTACGTCTCCAAATTGGAGATCCCCTGTCAGTGTACTTAATTAATGCACAAGTTTTATTGTTGCCACTATCAAGTTGTTCAATAACAACTGAAGAAGCACTACCTGCATGTGCAACAAATTGGAACGTTGTATTATCTGAACGTGAAGTAGTAGGTCCGTAATGTGTAGTTGCCCAATGCTTATCTGCAATATAAATTTCACCATTCATATCAGTGTGTATACTACATTGATAATGCTTACGTCCACCTACTGTAGGAGTATAACTTACTGTTGCATTAGTTGTACCTTGATTTGCAACTGCATTTGTTTGATTTGCTGTTCCACTACCTTGTACATCTTTAATATAAAACGGATGTCCGCTTGCATTAATTGTCCAAGAAATAGTATCATTTCTATCAAATACCAACGGAGGATTTAATCCACTAATTGTTCCATTTCTATCACTTCCTGAATTCCAAACATATCCACTTGCGCCACTATTTGTAACTTGTCCTGTTAATGTTTCTTGAGTGCCATCACTTGTGTCGTTAATTGTTACATCAATACTTTGAGCATTATCAGTCATGTACGGTAGATAAAAGTTTTCATTAACTTGTGTAGTTTTTGTTAGGTCTTCAATTAGTTTAAGATTAAATGTTTCTGTGCCATCAAATGTATTATCTGCTGTAACTGTAAAAGTTTTACTATTTGCAACCTGTGTAAGTGTACCTCTAATATTTCCGTAGGTTGTAACTAATCCAGCCATGTCAATATCTGCTGTTCCTATGCCTGTAACTTCATAAGGGAATAACACTTGCGGAACTGTTGTACTAAGATTATTAGTTACTGCTACTGTAAATGTACTGCCTTCGTTAGCATTAGTTTTATTAGACGAAAGTGTTAATTCAGGCGCTTCAAATTTATCTCTACTGCCTGGATATCTAATCCATATTCCACCGTCTTGTCCTGACTCTGCTCTAGTTGTACTACCAGAAGTTGCAAGACCCATTACAAGCACTCCGCCTGCACCTGCGCCAACTTCATAACTTGCTGTTGCAGGAGTTACAGTATCAACATTATTTCCTGCCTCACCAGCAACACCTGTGGTTACATTTCCTGCACCGCTTATTGTTAATGTTGGAACTGTTGTGGACGCAAATCCTCCACGTAGACCTGTAAGTTCTTTTGTAAGTGTTGTACCGCCACCTCTTGCTCCGTAAGTAATACCAGTACCACTTTGCCAGTTAGCAACATAACCATGTCCGCCACCTGTGCCTCCAGTTAATGCTGGAAAAACTGTATCATTTCCTTCAGCATGTAAAATTACTTCTGCTAATTTTGTTGTGTTTAAGTCTGTAGCACTTGTTGCAACACCGCCTCTAAATTCAATTATAGTAACTGGTTCATCTGCTGTGTAACTTCCACTTCTTATAAATGTTCCACTGCCGTAAGTTGTTGTTGTTTCAATTGCACTTGCACCATTTTCAACTCCGCCGAATGTATATTGTGCATTAGATCCTGACAACACAATGGTTGCTTGAGATCCAAAATCTTTACCTAAACTTTTATAAACATACTTAGGTGTAGCAGTACCATTACGTATTAGTACATAATATGCATCATAGTCAACTCCGGCATTTGTCCAAGTTCCTGATTGTGCTAATACTGTTTTAATTTTTTCTCCTAGTATATACGCATACTCGTCATCATAATCATTAGAGCCTCCACTTATAACATCTAGTGTAACTCTTATACCACCTGAGTAAGTTATATTATCACTACGTACATTTCCTGTAGTAGTGCTAGTCCAGTTGTATGGTGATGTTTGGGCGTTACTAGGATCTAGTACAACGTTATATGGAGTTCCGTTACCGCCGACCGAGCCAGCACCAGCACCGCCGCCACCGCCTCCAACAATCGCTGAACCTAGTTGAAATCTCATTGAGTCACCACCTGCGCCACCTGCTTTACTGATTGTAAATGCACCAGTTGTTGTTCCACCTGCGCCGCCTAGTTTTCTTTGGTAAGGACTTATACTGTTAATTGAAACTGCTGTACTTGTTTGTCCGCCTCCTGCTACATAAGTAGTTCCGGCGTATGTAATTGTAGTATCGCCACCGTTGTTGTTACCTGTTCCTTTTGCACCAACATTATAAGTAATAGATTGTCCTGGAGTTACTGAAAGGTTATTAATAATACCAACTGCACCTGCTCCACCGCCACCAGTTACTTGTCCAGCACCAAGCGCGGCTATTGTACCAGCACCAGCACCACCGCCAACTGCTAGAATACTCACGCTAGTAACATTTGCTGGAATTAAAAATGATCCAGATCCTGCTGTAGTTGCAATTTCATCACCGGCTACTAGTGTTGTACTTGTATCAATTATTGTTACTGTTGTGCTTACGTTGTCAACAGATGTAAGTGACATAGTAAGAGTTTCACTGCCTTCTGTTGTAAAATCTTCTGCCACTGTAAAGTTTATTCTTGTAACACTACCTACAACAAAATTTCCTGCAATTGATCCTGTGCTGAGATCAGTAGCACTAATTCCTGTTATTGCATATGGAAGTTGTACTCCTGGTACTCCGTTTGATACAACTAGATCAATATAAAAATCATCACCTTCGTTTACTTCACCTGTACTTGCAACAAGATTGTATGTAATAGGTGAATTACTTGTATCATTAATTTGTACATCAATGTCTTGTCCAGCCGCCGCAAAATTAAATGTTTCTGTACCTTCAAGTAATCCGTCTGCTGTAACAACGTATGTACGTGTAGTATCTGAACCTACAGTAAGAGTACCTGTTAGATCTGCATCACTAATATCTGCACTAGATACACCACTAATAGTATAAGGTATACTTGTACCTGTTAAAACATTTGATGCAGTAAGTGTAATTGTAAATGTTTCGCCTTCTCCAAGACTATCTCTTGAAGTTGTAAGAGCGTATTGAGCATCAGGTTTACTTGTGTCTACTAAAGTGACAGTAACAAATTTATTCTCAATATCAACAAGTGCTAATCTGAATGTTTCATTACCGTCATCAAACACATTATCTTCTGTTGCAGTAAAGGTTAGTACTTGATTAGTTCCTATAATGAATGATCCAGATAAACTTGCATCTGCAATGTCTGCACTTTCGACTCCTGTAATTAAATAAGGAACAATAGTTCCGTTAACAAGACCAGTTGTAGTTAATGTAACTGTAAAACTTCCACCTTCATCTACACTTGAAGCACTTGCTGTTAGTGCATAAGTTGCTTCTTGAGCACCAGCATCAGCAACAATAGTTTCATCGCCTGCAATAGTTAATACGTTTGCCTCGTTATATGGTTGGTGTGCATATGCATTTGTGCCGCCCATTAAACTTCTGTAGTTTGTGTAATCTGTTCCAGTATTACCATTTTCATCTAACTGTGTTTTAGCACTAGATGTTATCCATGCTTTTGTTTGTGCAGTAGTTGAACTAGGTTGTATTTCTCCATAGGTTGCAATTAGTCCTGCAATTTGTGGAGCCGCCATAGATGTTCCGCTTATGTTTGTTATTCTAAATGATGTGTCATTGTATTGTGCATCTGTGAATCTATTTGTTGTACTTGTTGCACTAAAAATATTTGTTCCCGGTGCATATACATCGACACCTGGACCTTTTTCAGAACTTTGTGCTACTTGTTCATTACCGTCTGCATCTAATGCACTGTCAATATTACCTACCATAAGTGCATTTGTACTATAAGGTGATGATCCTCTATGATAGTATTTTGTTTGTCCAAAACTTGTTGTATAATAATTGTTATAATCTGGATCAGTTGATGTTGCAATTTTATGATAGTTGTTGCCTGCGGCAATAACAACATGTACTCCTGCTTCAATTAATTCTTCTACATCGGCATCAACTGATGCAATCCTAACACCATGTCTATAACCTGTGCCATCAAATGCGCCTGTCATACCGTATGCGGTATTTTTAGAATTTCCAGTCCAAGATGCACCTCTATAGTTACCACCATTAATGTATAGATATCTACTAAAGTATCCCCAACTCATGTTTATTACTGTAGGACGTTTTTGTCCTGTTAATACATCTGGAGTTTTTGCTTTGTGCCATTCTTTAACAACATCAAAAATATCACTTATTGGCATTCCATTATTTGGATCTGAAGATCCTTCTAAGCCTGCAATCTTTATAGAATATATTCTTGAATTTTTAGCCCAGCCGTATGTTTTACCTGCGGCAATACCTGCACAGTGAGTACCATGACCATCATAGTCTGTATAAAATCCTGCGGGTAATGTTCCACTTACTACTGACTGTGCTTGGTACCAATCAATTTCTTGTACTCGACTAGTATTAAAAGAATCTTGGAATTCAGGATGGTCTGATTGTATACCGCTATCTTGTACAATAAAGTCAACACCTGTACCTGTAAGTGTATGTGTGTATCCTCCAACAACTACTCCACTTGAGTTATAAGGATTTGATAACGCACTCATTCTACGTAAACCCCAGTTAATATTGTCTCCGCTGGATGCTGTTGACTTATTAAAATTTCCTACTTGTGTTGCAAATCTTTCAATACCAATATCGTCACGCAAGTCTGGTCTTAGTTCAACTGCTTCTACTCTACTATCATTTTGTAATTCAACTGCTTCTTCGTCAGTTAGTAAATAATGTGTATTTCTTTTTGATCCTGGTCTTTCGTTAGCAACTGTAACTGCTTTAGTTGGAACATAAGGTAACATATTTTGTGCTACCATGTCTTGTCTAAATGCTACGGGATCTACATCTTTCTTCAGGGTAACAATGTATTCTTTTTCCATTAACTAAATCCTTATAGTGCCGCTATGCGTGTTTTGAAGTCTGCAAAGTCTGTACTATTTGCTACTTCGGTCTTCATTGTTGCCAATGTAAATGTTTCTGTAACTGGTGCTGTCCAAGCATAACCTGTTGCTGATTTTGTTAGTACATCACTTAGGTTACCACCTGGTAATAAATCACCAATGTTTCCTGGAATTAAATTACTCAAGTCAGTTAGGTTTGCTACATCACCTGGAATTAAATTTGTTGTATCTGTTAAGTCGGATAAATCAGTTGCAATTAAATTACCATTGTCAGTTAATCCACCTACATCAGTAATTGTCATATTTTTCCAACCACCGTTTATGTATGCTTCAACATGTCCTGTGGTTGTATTAGCAACTAAGAATCCTTCTGTAGTAAATGCGTTACGTGCCGCTGTTGTATAACTTGGCGGTACTATTTTTGAAAATGCGTTTGCGTTTAATGTTCCGTTGATATTTACAAATGAACTGTTGTGGCCCATTTCAACATTACCACTGAGTGTGTCATATCCAATGTGTATGTCTTGTCCTTGTGTGCGTAATGCAATATCAGTATTCGAATAAATTACAACTCCATTTTGACTTACTTGGACATAATCTTCTGCCGCACTTTCTTGCAGTGTTACAATTCCTTGTGCTTCAATAGTAATATTTGCATTTACACCTGTGTTAGTAGTTGTAATATCAATGTTATTATCAACAACGTCCCAAGTTGTACTTGCTAAAGGTCCTACAACTTTGCTGTTATTACCGTCTATAAGTAATGTACTGTCTGTTGCGTGTACACTACCAATTGTATCTACAATAAGTGTGCCACCTCCTGTTTGTGCTGACTTAACTTGTTTTAAATCAAGATATAATTCTGTAAAGTTGTCATTTACTTTATCAAATGCTGTGCGTAATGGATCTCCATCACCTTTGTTAGCACTTGTACCTAGGTTAACTATTTGTTTTGCCATTACACTTTCCCTACTACTATTTCAATTGTTCCTCTTTCAGTAGTGTCTTTGGCTTGCAACGCTTTACCAATTACTGTTCCTACTGTTGGATTGTTGTCAACTATTGCATACCCAGCAATAGCACTTGACACTAATATATCTCCAGGTTGTGCTTTGCCAATAATTTTGCAAGGAACTCTACCTGTCAATGCAACTGGAGTTACAAACTCACCTGTCAAATCACTATTCATTAAGTACGCTGGCTTTTCACTTACAACACCAATGACTTTTGTATCACCTTTGGTTGCTGTTGTTGTAATTTCTTTTGCACCACCAAGTACAATAACTGTTCCTGGTTCATACTCTGTATCTGCTGAATAGTTTTCTGCCAAGTCAGCATAACGTGCTTGTGTTGCCGTACCGTCAAACACTGTAGCATAAACAGTATTGTACGCTAATGATGCTGTACCAATATTATAAACATTGTTTGTGTCAGGAACAACACCTGTTGCACTAAACTTAAATGGTGCTTTGGTTGCCGCTGAATCTTTTACAAGAATACTTACTTCGCCTGCATTAGTTTTACCAGTTCCTGCACCTAGTGCAATACCTGTTGAACCTGTACCTTTTTCATTAGCCGCTTCAATAAACTGTGTATACATCCAATCCGAACTAATTCGTGCTTGGTTGTTGTATGTTGAGTTTTGTTGGAGTGTACTTTGTGTGTTAGCACCTGAGTCTCCAACATCAATACTTGCCGCAAATTCTGCTGTAATAGCACTTGTACCTGCCGCTTCAAATATTTGTGCGCCACCAGGTGTAAGCATTTCAATTGTTGTTGCCGCACCTGACTTAGGTTGTAAAATTACGTTAGTATCTGCCGCGCCTATGATCAAACCAGTTGTTCTAATCATACCATCGGACTTGGTCATTACAATACTATCATTACCACCGGTTGTAGTAATTGTTTGTGCAGTTGGACTTGCTGTTGCACCACTAACGTTTGTTAATGCTGTATTATTTGCAATTTCTTCAATGTCGTCTAGATCAACACTACCAGTTTTAAGTGTTACAAATCCATCTGTTACTGTAAAGTCTCCGCTATCAAATACTGCAAGACCTAAGTCTTCTTGAATAACTGCTCCACTACCACCACTACCACTTGTAGCATCTGCAATAGTACTTGCCGCTTGCATAGCAAGTTTGCTTTGTGCAATCGCCGCCGCAGGATTAACATCAGCATTTAAAATACTGTTGTCTTTAATATTATATGTAACTCTATATTCCGAAGGAAATCTTGTACCGAACCATTCAATTTGACTGCTGGTATCATATGTAGCGTTTGCAGTTTCATGATGCGGTCCACTTACTATTGTACCTATTGCGTCTGTAATAAATCCTGTATTTCCAGCAACTGTAAATGCTAAAATTGCTCCGTTTCCAGCAACTGATGTAATTGTAATTGTACAATCGTTAGCCGGAGTTGCTCCTTGAGCACTTCCTGTGCCTAATTGATCTCCTGGTATTGTAAATGTTTCATTAATTGCATATCCAGTACCTGAATTAAATGTATAAGCAGTGTATGTAGTTCCTTTACCTATATTAAAACCAGCGTCAACACCTGATGCTCCTGAGTATATTACACCACCTGGATTTTTGCACGATACTACTGTAGATGCATCTGCTTGTGTTAATGTTCCTGCTACTTCTCTATAAACAACTCTTTGTACTGCACCAAGAACACCATCTGTTCTTGCTTCGATATCTTCAATTTCGCCAATGTTTGAGCCTTGTATAATTGTTCCGCCTGTTACTAAAGGACCGTCTGCAATAGTAGCACTGTCAAAGAATACAATTCTTTTACCTGTTCTGTGCATTAATTGATCTTTGTAGTAGTTTGCATCTGATTCAGCACTACCAGGATTTTTCTCAAGACTTACATCTCGCATACCATCTAAAGTATTATACTGTTCTACAACTGTATCGACATATGCTTTGTTGACTGCATCTGAATCTTGTGATGGTGCTTGGACATTAATAATTCTATTACTACCCATGTTCAAGTTACCTGTCATTGCCGCATGACCATCTCTTGGAACTGTACCGCCACCAATAACATTGTTCACTGGTAGACCATTATGGTCCCAACCTAAACGTCTGTTTACATATCCACGTACTGCGTTTTGTGTTGGAACAATATCTGATCCATTCTGTGTCATACCATCGTCAGTACTAAATTCACTAACAACAACACCACGTTTAAAACCAATACCGTCCAAGTTACTTAACGCAATACTACCTGCGAATGTAACTGTACCAGTACCTTGGTCAACTGTAAAGAATCTACCTACACGGAAGAAACCGTCTTGGTCTGTACTTACGTAGAACACTCTACCTTTTGAACGCTCTTGTACTTCGTATGATTGATTAGGTTGTCTTGGTGCACCTAGTAGTACACTTGGATAGTTACTAGTGTTGTATGAGCCTGTACCAATGTCTAAGAAGTCATGTCCTGTTGCTCTTGTAAGTGATATGTTAATTGTAATATCACCTGGAGCGCCTTGTGGTAGACCAATTCTAATTGTATTTGCTTGTCCGCCATTTAGTACTACCGGAAGATGAAGACCTGTTGCATTGTTCGTTAAGTTATGATCAACTTTACCGCTTGGGTTAGTTGCGTCAGCAACATCTTCAATTTTAATAACTGCATAACCAACAAAGTCTAAGTAATCAACAACTTTGTGTAACTTACCTTCCCATGTAAAGATCATGTTACCTCTACGTAGTCTTGCAATGTCTGAAACTTCAGTAAGTTCTGCAACCGCAATACCTACGTCACCTTTGGTTGCACCTAATGTTGTACCTCCAAAGCCTACTGCTGGTGTATCACTTGTATGATTAGTATCTACAATAACTCTAACGTAATCGTAAGTAGCATCAAAGCCCATTAAGATTTCGTCACTTGGTAAGTTTTCACCTGTTGTTTCTGTAGTTGTAAATTCTGTTGTTCTATATGTATAGCCTGGACGTTCATCAAATTCAAACGCTGTACTTGGACGAATTGTAAGTCTATCTGTGTCTAATACATTGTCAACAATAACAACTTGGTTATGTCTGTATGAAACATAGTGACCATGTTCTAGTCCTTCAAGTAACCCATCGTTACTAAATCCTGCTGTTGCAGTACTAAAACTTAATTTGTAAACTTGACCATCATAAATTGGAGTATCTAATAAAATTGCAACTGTACCTGAAGCCGTTACAGTTAAAATTTTACCATCGCCGTCAACTGTAGCAACTGAAATTGTACAATCGTTTGTACTTGTAACACCGTCTAGTTTTGTTCCATCTACAACAAATGTATCGCCTACTTGATAATTTATACCTGGTGCAACAACATATGGTACATATGTACCACTACTCTGACGTGTTTTTTGTACATCAAATTTAGCACCAGTACCTGATGCTGTCGCTGTGTATGCAACATCGTTATGCCCATCTACTCTAAAATTTGTTACTTTTGCAATACTAGAAACTTCATATCTTCCGTAGTTTCCGTTACTGTGTAAAATATTAATTTCACCTCTGTTTTGAGGTAATGACTCGAAGTCATATGTATGTACACTTAATTGACCCGCTGAAAGTAAAAGTCCTGCTGAACTTACATCTATTGGAACACCAAGGTTCACACTATCAACACTTGTAACTACCCCAGTAGTATTAAATGTACCAGTTACAGTTTTTAAATATAAAATTTTACCTGCTGTTTCAAAAACAACTTCACCTGAAGCACCAGTGCCTGCTTGAGTAACTCTATGTCCTACTGCACTTGGTCCTGAAGCACCTTCTTGAAGTTTTGCTACACCAAGAACATCTGAAAATGTTAGAATAGTTGCGGCTTCTGTTGTTCTAGCAACCTTAGCCATGTTATCACGTAATGTAACTGCATCCGGAACTTCATTTGGATCACTACCATTAGCAACTAATCCATATTCACCATAAGCGTTAGAACCGTTAAGTGATCTAATTTCACCACCGTTGTTTGCGTAATATGCTGTCCAACAATAGTAAGTAAACTGCGATACCATTTCTGATAACGCACCGTTTGTAACTACTAGTCCGTAACCTAAGTCATTAACCTGTGTAAAGTCATTACCAAGCATACTTCTGTTACCAGCAGTTTGAACAGTAATTTCAATTGGGTTAACTGAACTTGCATTATCTAATACAACTGAGCCGTATAATGTTCCTGTGAATCCTGCTTTTGAGTTTGAACTTGGATCAAGAATAAGTGTTGCTGTACCTAGTGTTGGATCCCAGTTTCTAACTGCGTTAACTTGAAAACGTCTACCTTCCATATAGAACGGTGACGGTACTTGTGGTTTTTTAATAAACAATCCTTCGCCTGCTTGCGAACGTACATCAATTTTAAATGCTGTTTGTTTGTTAATAACTTCCATAGGAACGTTACCAACAAATGCATCAACAAACATACCACCTCTAAATGCTTGTCTGTTTAATGAGCGTGAAAAACTTGAACCTGTTTGACAATATGGTGATTTAGTTTTGACTTGTCCATCTGGATCAAGTACCATCATAAATCCACCGTGTCCTGTAACAGAACAGTTTCTTACAATAGTTCCATCGTTACACAAGAACACATCAAGTTCATTGTTATTTCTTGGTGGGTTAATATTTGCGTTAAATGCAAAACCTACACAATCAACAAGTGCATCTAAATTTGTATATGCATTTGCCTCTACAGTTAAACTTGGATCAATAATTTGTGATTTAATTGCTTGTGTTGCTGTAACTGCATTGTTTTGTAAAATAGTATTTGCTAGGGTACTAATATATTGTATTGCCGCTTCGGTTTCTGTTTCTTGTCCTGCAACTGCACCTGCGTAGTATGCACCTTGGTTTGTTAATGAATTTTCACGACCGCCATATACTAAGTCAGCCGCTAGTCCTTTTACAATTAATCTTGTGTCTCTACGACATTTAGTTTGACTATAACTTAAACTTGGATATGTTGTGTTTACAAAACTTATAACTTCTTCAACAATAAATTCTATGTTCTTTGTAAGTATTTTAGAAGCAATTGGAAACTTACCTGGATTAGTAATACCAAAGTTACCTACGTTTGTATCCTTAGTTGGGTCTGTTAAATAGTGTTTACCAAACCAACCAATTGGATTACCTGTCAATGGATTAATATAGCGTGATCCGCCTGTAGGTAAGTTAGTATCTTTAACACCTGTAATACTAGTTGATGCATAACCTGTTAGTCCATCAAATTCTTCATCACGATAGAAGTATACATTGGCCCAAGGAGACTGTGAACTACCTTTTTTAGGTTTAATAATTACACGTCTAAACTCATCACCTTTTAATGATACGTTTGCAGGCAATCTAATCGGAAAGTGTTCTTCGTAAGTACCTGACTCAATTCTAATACTAATTTGACTAAATTTAATTGTATTAGCATATTCAATTTCTTCACCTACTATAAACTCTACTGGTTCTAAAAGTTGTAGTTCTAAAATATCTGTATTAGTAGGATTAGATGGATTTAAATTTTCACTTTGATATTCAACAACTCTACCTAATGCGCCTGATTCTTTACCACGTATAACTTTGCCTGGTAAAATATCTGTGTTGTCTGGATCACCTTGGTCAACATAGTCATTGTTAGTACCATTAGTAATTTGAAGGCTGTATGTACTACCGTCAACAATAGACGGAGCATCAAAAACATTACCGTCATTAATAATACTTACAATAATATCAAATTTAGCATCAACTGAATTACGTGCAGTTGCATCTGTTTGATATCCTGAATTTATATATTGTGAATAAACTGTCTGATATGTTGTACCTGGATTAAGATTTTGTAGTACTAAATTTACAAGTCCTTTTAAGAAAGTAATACCTGCAAGTGTTTCAGTTCTTTGTGCAGTAACAGCCGCTGTTGCACTTGCGTTAGCGTAGTATCTAATACCAGCACGTCTTGACAAGAAGTTAGCATTGTTACCAGTTAGTGTATCAAGCGTAACAGCATCAATCATTAATCCTACATCACGTGAACAAATTGCTTCATCGTAATTAAAATCAGGATATGTTTGATTAAGAAACCCTATAACTTCTGCTCTAATCCAATTTCTGTTTTCTTTAAGTAGTTCACGTACATTATTACGACCTGATGGAATACTTAGTACATCAGCACTAGTAATTACAGTAGGTACCGTAAATGATGTGTGTGTAATTGTTTGTGCATAATTACCTAGTTCAAATTTAGAAGCAATCTGTAATTCTTCTGCTCTACGTGCCGCGGCACCAATCGATGCAAATGCATATGAATTACTTCTACCTGCTTTGCCTGGTGCTGACTGAGCATATCTATCATCACCTGATGTACTAACGTATAAGTTACTCGCACTTATACCTTCTTGTTGGTCAACATATAATTTAGTTGCAACTTGTAAATCATCTGCGTCTGCACCTATTGTACCTGCTAATGCTCCTGGATGATCGCTTGCAAACAAAGGTCCAGTCATAGTGTCGCCTGCTCTGCGTACAACACTCTTACGTGGTAATGCTTCGTTTGCTAGATAATATCCTGCTAAGGCTGTGTCTAATCCTTGGTCAATAAGTTTATGAACACCTGCAACTACTGTTCCTGTAATAGCAATACTATTTGTATTAGCAATAGCATCGGCTGAACTTGTATGTAAACTAATTGTATTATCATCTACAACACGAGTATAATAAATTGTATCTTTAACAAGTCCTGTTAGTGCTGATCCTGTTGATGTATATTTGTAACTTTGTCCATTACTTGCTCTATCAAGACCGTGATCCTGTACTTGTAAATCTTGTGTCGAAACTAACCCTGTGATTGCAAGAGTATATTCTGAAGCGTCTGCAGGTTCATCACGTAGTCCACCCATCTTACCTGGGCTTGTTGCTTTTGCGTATCGTTGGTCATTGTACTCTTTATCTGGTACTAAGTCGTGTATAGTATAATTGCCGCCGTACTTTGATGTAAATGCCGCCGCGTCTGCTGTAGTTATACTAACATTACCAATTGAGTATTCTGCCGCATTTAAATGACCGCCTAGTTGTGGACTAGTGTCGCCTGATACGTTTGTTCTACCTGCTTGAATTAATAATTTACCTGCTTGTGTTACGTTGAACACAATAGTATCGTCTGCTGGATCTCCTGTAATAGCACCATTTGAAACTAGTTCTAATGCTTCAACTCCGTCCTCAGCAGTGTTGACTGCAAGTACTCTACTTGCTAGTCCTGTATAATCATCTGGTGTATCACTTAAACTTCTAAAGTTAATTTGTCCGCCGATGCCAAATACTGCGTATAGTTCTTGAAAGTTTTCGTTGGATTTACGAAACGATTCACGTAAACTATCACCTGTACCGTCGTTACCTTCTACACCAATATCAATAATTTCTCTTGCCATATTTTACTCCATTAAGCAGGTATTGCTAATTTGTCCATATCAAAATTTACACTCACACCGCAACCACAACTGCTCTGTGCATTAGGATTAATGATATCAAACATCGACCCCATAATATCTTTTTTATAATCTATTTTAGTTCCAAACAAAAACATCATACTAGCCGCACCTACAATAAATGTACAATTTTCCGTAGCATAAATTAACTGATCGTCGTCAAGTAATTTGTCTGCTGTATCGTAGGTTCCCCATTCGTATTCGAATCCTGCACAGCCTCCACCTTTCATGTTTAGCGTAACAGCATAAACATCATTTTCTTTGCAAATTGTAGCAATTTGTGCTTTGGCGGCGTCTGTAAGTGTACAAATATCCATTGGAACTCCTTTATTGTAAGTATTTATCATAGTGTTTTGTAATCCGAATGTAAATATAGTTATGTTCTTAGAAGAATTTAAAAAGAAAAGCCGGCACGTAAGGAAGTCTAAAAACGGTACTGAACATCAGTACGTAAAGACAAAAACCTTTGCTAGATTACGCTGTGATAGTTGTAATACAGAGTTTGTACGTCCACGTGGAAGTATGGACCC